ACACCCTACTCAAAAACCTGTTAAGCTTTACGAGTGGCTTTTAATGAATTACGCAAAAGAAAATGACAAAATACTCGATACTCATTTAGGTAGTGGAAGTATAGCCATAGCGTGACATAACTTAGGGTATGATCTTACAGCGTGCGAACTCGACAAAGATTACTACGATGCTGCCATGAAACGAATACAACAACATAAACAACAAACAAGAATGTTTTAATGATAAAAATGATAAGGTACTACGAGGATTGGAAGGCAACAACCGAATGTAAAAAGTTTATTGTATATTGTGATAGAATGATTAACCACTTTAAGGGTGGGAGAAAAACAGAAATAAAATATAAGCACAATAAAATATACGTTGGTTCTTTAAACAAATCCTTTAAGAATATGACACAGGCATCAAGGGGGTTAAACAAACCTGATGGATATGTAAGAGATGTGCTTACCAAAACAAAAGAAAACAAACACAAAATTAAAAGACTATGAGTTTATCAGGATTATTAGCAACACTAATTTTATCAGCATTTACTTACTTTATAGGATATCTAAAAGGTCACGATGATGGAGCAAGAGGAAAATGAATGGACGTGCTTAGACAGTTTGTTTTGCTACACAGGATGTGATAAACAATGCGATGAATGTAAACAGTTTGACGAAAGACGAAATGAAAAATAAAAAATGGACACAAGCTCAAAAGATTGAGCAGATAGAAAGAGCTACTACAAAACTCTATTTAATGGTTAGCCAACTATCTAAGGAAGTGCAGAAATTAAAGAATGAAAACAGTAAATAGTTTATCAGGGGGTAAGACATCAAGTTACATTGCAGCTAACTATCCTGCTGACTATGATGTGTTCGCATTGGTGCGAATAGAAGATAAAAGATGTACGTTTCCTGATAATAAACTAAGACAAGAAGTAGAGGACAGAATACAAGCACCCTTTATAGCCACAGCAGAAGATGACACTATAATCTATACTATGCTTGACTTAGAGCAATACATAGGTAGAAAAATCACATGGGTAACAGGAAATTCATTTGACAATATTATAATACGTGGGGATAAAAAATACTTACCCAATGTAACTCAAAGATTTTGCACTACTGAGATGAAGCTAAAACCTATATTTGAATGGTGGCGAAGCGAGATAGGAAAACCAATAAAAACACGAATAGGGTATAGAGCAAACGAACATAGCAGAGCTAAAACAATGCTGTCTAAACTCAACGATGATGGTTTGTCTACTTACAAAGCAATAGTAGGCAAAAGAGGAACGAGAAACAAATGGGCAGATATAGGATGGCAAAAACCTGTGTTCCCATTAATAAAAGATAATATATATAAAGACCAAGTAGAAAAGTATTGGATAGATAAACCTGTGCGATTTGCTTATATGAATAATTGTATTGGTTGCTTTCATAGAAACGAAGTGCTACTTAAACTGATGAGTGAAAAGCATCCTGAAAAATATAATTGGTTTATAGAAGCAGAGCAAGACAAAGGATATAATGTAAGAACCTTTAAGAATGGGGTTACATATAGTCAAATAAGAGATAGCTTTAAACAAACAGAATTATTTGATTATGACTTTAACGAGTGCGATTCAGGATATTGTGGTATCTAACAAAATTCAAAATAAATACGTTATATACTTGAATAATCAACTTTTTTCAAGATGCATGGAGGATCAAGACAAGGCGCAGGTAGAAAACCTAAAGCAGATGAATCTAAATTAGTAGAACGCTTAGATGCGATCATAGATAGTAACGAAGCATTATCACAATTAGGTAAGCTTGTAGCTAAAGGAGATATGAGAGCAATACAGCTTTATCTAAGTTACCGATATGGTAAGCCAAAAGAAAGCGTAGACATAAACTCATCAGAGGGGTTAAACATTAACTTTAAGGATTTAATTAAGTTTGTCGATTAATATACATAAGAAATACCTACCCATATCATCAGACGATAGCAGATACTTTGTCGTAACAGGTGGTAGGGGTTCAGGTAAATCCTTTTCGATTAATGCTTTACTTGTTGTGCTTACTTATGAACAAGGGCATACAATACTATTTACACGATACACATTAACATCCGCACGCATATCTATCATACCTGAATTTATAGAGAAGTTGGAAATGATGAAATGCATATCAGACTTCCACGTAACAAAGGACGAGATAATAAATAAGAAATCAGGTAGTAAGATAATCTTTAGGGGTATCAAGACTTCATCAGGAGATCAAACTGCAAACCTTAAATCACTTACAGGTATTACTACGTGGGTAGTAGATGAAGCAGAGGAACTAACAGACGAACAAAAGTTTGACACCATTGATCTATCCGTAAGGCAACAGGGTAAGCCTAATAGGGTAATACTTATACTTAACCCCACAACCAAAGAACATTTTGTATATACACGCTTCTTTGAAGATAAAGGTGTACAGGAGGGTAGTAACACAAACAAAGGTAACACCACATACATACACACCACTTACTTAGATAACCTAAAGAACCTATCACAAAGCTACATAGAGCAGATAGAACAAATGAAACAGCGCAGACCTGAAAAGTACAAACAGCAAATGTTAGGTGCGTGGATGTCAAAAGCTGAGGGTGTTATATTTGATAATTGGACTATTGGCGAGTTTAAGAAAAGGGGTGTAAGTGTATGGGGGCAAGACATAGGATTTGCTGCTGATCCCTCAACGCTCATAGAAACGAACATAGACACAGATAATAAAATAATCTATTTAAGGGAGTGTTTTTACCTACCACGACTAACTACATCACAGATAGCACAACTTAACCTTAAACACGCTGTAAGTGGTCTTATAGTAGTTGATAGTGCAGAGCCAAGACTTATACACGAACTCAAAGCAAAAGGATGTAGTGTAAAGCCATCAATAAAAGGACAGGGTAGTGTGAACTATGGGATATCTCTATTACAAGACTATGACCTTGTTGTAAGCCCTGATAGTACAAACCTAATTAAAGAGCTGAATAATTACAGATGGTTAGAGCGTAAGTCTAACACACCCATAGATGCGTATAACCACCTTATTGATGCTATCAGATATGCAGTAGGTTATCAACTACAAAACCCTAATAGGGGTCAGTATGCAATTCGCTAAAATTTAATTTTTTTACGTTATATAAATATATGAAAGTAGATATCGAAATCCCCGAATCGCTTAATGAGGTTACTTTAGATCAATATCAAAGGTATCTAAAGATACAAGAGAACAATGATGACGAGAAGTTTTTAGCAGTCAAGATGATAGAAATCTTCTGTGGGATACGTGGGGATCACGTTCTACTTATGAGGGCTACTGACATTAATAGCATAGTGCAGATATTAACTGAGATGCTAAACGATAAACCAAAACTTGTACACAACTTTAAAATGAAAGGTACACAGTATGGGTTTATACCTAAGTTAGATGATATGTCTTTTGGGGAGTACATCGACTTAGATACGTTTATAGGGGATTGGGAAAATATGCATAGAGCAATGAATGTTTTATATAGACCTGTGGCAAATCAATATGGGGATAAGTACAACATACAGGACTATGATGTAGATATGGCAGAGAGATTAAAAGATATGCCTATGAGTGCTGTCTTAGGTTCTATTGTTTTTTTTTACAATTTAGGGATGGACTTATCGAAAGCTATGTTGAACTATTTAACGGAGGAGGAGATGGGTTTAGCGCAGCATCTAATTTCGGAAGAAAATGGGGGTGGTATCAATCACTTTACGCACTCGCTCAGGGGGATATTGGACGATTTGAAGATATCACTAAACTAAACGTACATCAATGTTTATACGCATTAAGTTTTATGAAAGACAAAGCAGACTTAGAGGCACGACAAATAAAAAGTAAATTCAATGGCTAATCAAGGTGTAAGAGGGTTTTATCAAATAACCAACACAATTAAAGACCAACTGTTAAACGATGACAACATCAATACAGTTACCACAGGGGATATAACAGACATAGACCTAAACAAACAAACTATATTCCCTTTAGCACACCTTGTTATTAACAATGTAACAATAGAGGAACAGGTGTTACGATTTAGCATGAGCGTACTTACAATGGACGTAGTAGACCAAAGTAAAGACGAGGTTGTAGATGTGTTTAGGGATAACGACAACGAACAGGATGTACTTAACACACAACTTGCAGTTATTAACAAAGTAATACAAACGCTTAGAATAGGCACGTTATACCAAAATAAATATCAATTAGATGGCGATCCATCCTGTGAACCTTTTTATGATAGGTTTGAGAATCAAGTAGCAGGTTGGGCGTGTACATTTGATGTGCTTATTGAAAACGATATAAACGTATGCAACTAAAAGAAACACAAGCTGCGTTAAGGGCTTTTGGTAAGTATGTAGTGCAACAGTCACGAACAAACCTTACTAAAGGCAAAAAGAACGTAGATAAAACATTGTACGATTCTTTAGGCTACACGATGGAACAAGTAAGTACAGGTTTTCGCCTTTACTTTGAGATGGAAGATTATGGTATGTTTCAAGATCGTGGTGTTAAAGGTGTTAAAGGTGGTAAGTCTTTAAGTGGGTTTAGCTATAAGCAATCGTCTAACCTTGTTGGTATGGAAAGTAAAACAGGCACGTTTGGTAAGTGGGCTGCTACAAAGAGAATACAATTTAGAGATAAGAAAGGTAGATTTTTAAGTTTCAAACAAACAGGGTTTGCACTTGCTACAATCGTAAAGAACTATGGTATTAAGCCATCGCTATTTTTTACCAAGCCTTTTGAGAAAGGATTTAAAGACCTACCAACGGAATTACAAGAGCAATTCGCTATTGACTTAGAAAACTTAATAACAGACTAATGGCTACAAAGATAAACGTACGAAGCCCCTTTTACATTAAACCAACCAATGGCAGTTTAGTAAGTGCTACAATGCAACTATATATCTACACAGGTATATTTACAACTAACAAACCTGCATCTGCACAATACACAATAACTAAAAACGAAATAGACAACAATAACTATGTGGTGTTTGAGGTCAGCGAGCTTGTAAGAGATTATATAGACATCGAGTTTGATGGGGAGTATGATAGTCAAACAGTATGGGTAGAATCTGATATAACTATGTACAACGCTGCTGATGGTGGGGGTTCGAGCGTAGGAACGAGCAATACAGACTATATAGCGTTTGATGGTTATGGCTATTTCCATGAGGGTACAAACCCTGAACTATCAAGAGGGTTGTTGCTATCAAACAACACTATATTTAGACTAAACGATAGCAATGTACGAATCCCTGTATTTACAGAGGACACCAATAGCGTTGCATTTTATTATGAGGGCGCACTTAAACGAAGTATAACAATAAGTAGCTCTACAAACACAAACGCACAAATAGACTATGTTACTGTAAGTGGTTCTGATAATACCGACACCTATGAGGAAAGGGTGGTAGCTGATGGTGGTACACTTGAAACGTCAAAGTGTTTAACAGACTTTCTCAATCAAATAGACATAGGACTTGTTGATGAAGTGTGGGTAGCTACTGACATAGGCACAGAGATAGTTAAGATATTCAGCACAGAGGAATGTAAGTACGAACCTTATAAAGTTACATTCGTAAATAAGTATGGTGCATTACAAGACCTATGGTTCTTTAAGAAATCAGTAGAATCTACCAACGTAACATCTGAGCAGTTTAAGGCATCTATATTTGACCAATCTACACTAAGCTATAAAACATATAAACACCAACAACAATCATTCTTAGCACAAGGTAAGGATAGGATTACAATGAACACAGGATACGTCAATGACGATCATAACGCTGTGTTAGAGGAACTATTGTTAAGTGAACAGGTGTGGTACACTAAGATAACTGACACAGAGGAACGAGTAATCCCTGTAATACCACAAACCAAGTCCATTACATACAAGACAAGTGTAAACGATAAACTCGCAAACTACACAGTAGATTTTGAACACGCTTTTGATAAAATAAATAACATAAGATAGTGCAAAGCATACAGTTATACATAGAGGGGCAAAGGGTTGATATGTTCAAAGATGAGAGCGTAAACATTACGCAATCTATTAAGAACGTAAATGACGTAGCTAAGATATTCACAGAGTTTACTAAAACCTTTACCCTACCTGCTTCAAAAACTAATAACAAGATATTTAAGCACTATTATAACTTTGACATTATAGGTGGCTTTGATGCGAGAACAAAGAAAGATGCTACACTTGAACTAAACTATCTACCATTCAAAAA